AAAAGTTAATAATTAATGATTTATATAATAGTAATTAATCTATTTCTCCAACTTATGCACCTGACTTTCCGCAAAGAGGTAGCACAACGGAAAAAAGTCCTCTTTCGCATCCTCTTCCCGACCTTGTTTTTTCAGTTCCTCGATGCGTTCCCGCTCCGCTTTCGATGCAACGGGCATTCCCCATATAAGCAGTGCCTTTTCACCTTTACGAACGGTAAAACCTTCTTTTTTCCACTCCTTGAAAGTCTTGAGGTTGGTGTATCCTTTGCAAGCATAGTAAAACCGCAACAGACCGTTTACCGTATCATCCTCGTTGCCCATGTATTCGCCCATCTCCCTGCGGGCAACCAAAGACTGCGACAATGTTTTTAACTGCTGCCTTTTCAGAAGCCGTGTTTCACGTTCTTTCTTCTCGTCTCTTTCCTTTTTCATAATTCCATTTATTAAGATGTTATGTATTAAAATATTAAGCCTCTATGATTACAAAATCCTCTACCGTCTGAAAATAGGGGTCGGCCGTTGAAAGCAGTTCCCACTTTTTCCCGTTCTCATCCCGAAAAAGAATGCTTAGTTCCCTGATACCGTCAAACTTCCTCAATATCTTGTATCCTTTGAAATACTTGTTCAAAACCTCGATAGCCTGTTTGTAAGTGAATGTTTTCATAATGCTGCAAATTTTATGTTGAACCTTGAGCTTCCGGGTGTGAGCCTTTTCATTTGGCTGTTTCCCTGATTGGAGCTTTTTTTTTCTGCGTCGCCTGTCGCTACGCGGTATGTTTCGCCTTTTTTACGCTGCATCAAAAGGTGTTGTAAGGAACAGGAGCAAGTTTTTCAGAAAACCGGAACGGCTTGAATACTACCCAAAGGGTGGAGATTTTTTATGAAACGCCAGCTTGAACTTGAGCCAGTGACGTCAACATTTACCTTTGCAGCACAAAAAAGCGAAACTGCGTAGTGATAGGAGACAGAAATAAAGGGCGACAATCAGAAAAGGAAACAGCCTGCAATACATAGTTGAAAACTATACCGCTCTGCCCGGTACATCCTTTGAATAGACAATACCGGGCGTACCTGCATGGGTGCAAAAAAAAACAGACAGAAAGCACTGCTTTCTACCGATAAAACGCGAAAATTCCGTGTGGTTAAGTTTGGTTATGCCTGTACCCTGTACAGTATCTATAACCAAGCGTACCACACGGAATTTTCGCGCGCCCCCACTCCTACGGGCGACTTCCCACCATATTCGGGCGTTTTTCAACCGAGAAACGCCCTTTAGAAAACTACATTCCATTGAAAGACAAAGAACAAACCCCATTCCTGTGATAAAATCGCAGGAATGAAACAGCTTGCTGCCCGAGCCGCGCCGTCGTCCGTTTGCAATCGCAGCCGCCCGCCCGCATTCGGAAATATGACAAAATATTTACAGTCCCGTAGTTTCGTGCCCGTAGTGCGCCCTATCCCACCCATACCGGCACACCATACAAAAAAGCCCTGCTATCCTCACGGACAACAAGGCCAGGCTAAACGAAATCAACAAAAAGAAGTGTTATACAGAGGCAGCACCCGATACACTCCTGCCTATCCTCCACACACGAATATATTCCTTTCTCAATATGAAATATTTCAGTGCATCCGTCAAGTTAGTAGACTCCTTAGGCAGTCTGTGCGTAGGCAATTTATCCCCAGTCTTCTGCTTGACTATCAGACTGGCACTGTTAGGACCGCTCGCTATTTTGGTTTCCGTCACTTCCATTTCCGACTTAAGGTTCGGACAATTATATTGGTCTATTAACAACAAAAACAGATTGCGCTCCAGGTTCCCGCTCAGCAAGTCCATAAAGAAACGATATTCCAGGTTACTGCCGATATTCCCCTGTCCCAAAGACATTAGCTGCACTTGCCATCCGGTACGATTACCATCAGCATCCGTTTCTATGTTCTTCTTTATCTGCGTAGCCATATCCGCACCTACCCCTTTGTAGTTGTTCATGGCACGGTCATAATACAGCTTCAGTATTTTACGTCTGTGCGGTTTGAAGTAGTACAGAAACCTATCCGCCAACACACGCACACTGTTCGGTGGAAGCGTGTACAGTTCTTTCATCACGCGCATGATATGCCCGCTCCTCTGCCCAAAAACCATGGAAAGCATATTGCCCGCATCCATGCCTGCTTCCAGCGGCTTGCTCACATCCAGGTAACGAAGGACTGTGCAGTCCTGTTCCCACCCGAACGGATGCCGTTCTATCACTTCATTCAGATAGCCGTCCGAATAAAAATGCTTCATCGCCAGATTACAATAAAACATCTGGCCAGCCTCCAATTTCGGAATGATGGAAAGTACATTGCATTCCAAACCCTCAAGCCCTTCCGCAAACTCATCCGTGAACCAGTCCTCACCCAATACATCCGCATTCACATAGGAAGAAGATATGAAAAAAAACGATACACCACGACGCGTCTTTATCCAGCGGGCTTCCCAGCGTTTCATGTTCTTTCCGGCAAGTTCCAGGGAACGCCCGGCGGCCATCAGCTTTGCCTCCAAAGACCTGTCGGTCCGGAAACTATTCTTCAGCTCATTATAATGCTGCAAGCAGGCCAGGTATTCTCTTTTCGTCTCATTGTAGACAAAACCGGTACGCAGCATCAGCAGTATCTTTTTCTTATCATTCTGCTTCGCCAGCTTCAAAATCCAGTCATATTCGCCCAAATGGTTCGGGTTCGGCATATCGGTCGTAAGGGTACGACTGCGATACCAGACACTGTCCCCATACTTCACCCGAAAGCCACGCACCGCCTTCAGCAAGTTCGTGAACTTTTCTTCCGGGAAATACTTCACCTCGTCCCCGAATACGCCTACATAAGAGCGTCCCGCACCGATTGCCGGGCGGTCCAATGAGATAAAAGTGAAGTTAAAGCCGGTGTAGAATACCATTGTATTTCTCCAATCGGAGCACACGTTGTACATCCGTTCCCTCCACTCCTGAGGCGGTTCTTTGTTTATCACATAATGTCTGTCAAGTTCCCACCCCAGCATAGACAACCCGTCAATAAGAGAGGGGATGATATTCTTGTGCAAATCCGAATAGGTATCCGACACCCATGCAAACGGCGCACCCGGACAATCGTGCGCAACTTCCTGCACCCGTTCCGCAAGTACCTGCACTGTTTTGGCAGAAGCACGCCCGGCAACCCAATAGAGCGACCATGGCATCATAACCGATATGAGCTGAGCCATCCAATTGGAATAGCGCAGCTCCACATCATCCAATATCTTTAGTTTTTTCTTCCTGGTCATCGAGCATTTCTTCAAAATCAATATCAACCACATTGGCATCACGTTTCAGCCGTACCTTCTCCCTGGATGGTATATCCGGCATCGAGTCAATCTGAGCAGCCAACAGATTCCGGTTGGCAGAAGGAAGCCCCACCTTTTCCGGGTCAAGGTCATACACCTTGAAAGGCTTCTCATCCAGTTCTTTCGGCTTCACAGGGTCCGGTCTGTCAAGCTGCTTAATCCTGGCAGCCTGTACGGTCAGATTGCCGTACACTTCCATGTCTTTAGAGTTAACTGCGTTCTGAAGAACCACATGGGCAGCTTTCATCAGATTGTCAAACACCATGTTCCGGTGCGCATTATTCTCTATGGTATCATTCAGGTAGAACAGATTGATGGCTTCACTGTACATCTGCCTGGCACGCATCCGTTCCACATTAAACGGCTCGTGCATCAGGAAAGCGATTGCATTGTCCTTACCATATTTACGATTTATCCCCACCAGGGCATACAGCGCATTATAGTAATCCAATTCATCACCGGTCAGTTCTATCGTACATCCTGAAGCAATGTAGTCCTGCAAGGTCTCAAAATAAGATTTTTCAAACATCAGCCTATATCGTCATAAAATATCTTACTAATCGAATTACGATACCCGGTCGCCTGACGGAACTTATCAAACCGCTGCGCCTGAGTCACGTTATCCCCCGTCTCCGCACTGGCAGCCATAGCCAAACCCTCTTTGGCCCGTTGCAGCAACTGCCCACGTTCATAATGGTATTTCAACGGAGACCCTACAAGGTTGAAATACCAGATAAAATCCGTTTCCGGAACATTGTAATACATTGCAATCTGTTTCGGCTCATAACCGATACCGGCCAGTCGTCCCAGTTCATCCATGTCTATCCGGTCAAACCATGGCGGATCTTCACGCCATTTTACCACTTCGTCCGCTACGAAACTCATACACTTCCTTGTTTTTTAAGAATACATACTGCTCTTCCATTGCATTTTCCCCGTAATTTCCCGACCCCTCAACAACAAAATAACCTGCCGTTGTGTCAAGACAGGTTATCTTCTTATGACTCCAGGAGAAAGACAACTCAATCGTTCCTTCCCGGTAGAGCTGCATCAGCCGTTCAAATACCTTCGGCATCCGGAACTTAATCGTTTCCGAAATATGGAGATGAATGACGCCGATAAATCCTTTTTCCTTCCAGCGGAGCAGCGCATTAATGATACGCTCATTCGTCGAATAGGTCGCTACATACAAATGATTCACCTGTCCTGCATGCTTTATCAGATACACAATAAAGGTAAATGCCGTAAAACTCTTCTTTGTCTCGATAAAAAACGCCTCGTTTTCCTTAGGCAAACGTCCGCATAATTCTTTCAAGCTATTCAGCTTGAACGTCAACATTGTTTCAAAACGTCTGGTGAAAATACGGGAATCGGACATTTCTTTCCGGAGTTCCTCCAAATTAAAATAATAACTCATTCCAACAGACGATTTATATCTGCCAACTCCTTCTCATAGCCGGCCAACCTTTCACGGCGAATCGCATCCAAATGCGGTTTATCCCCTTTCGCCAGTTCCGACTTAACCCGCCAAATATTATTCTCCACCTGTCTCAGCCTACGTACCAGTTCCTTGACCGGAAGTTTCAGAAGCTCACTCCTGCGGCGGAACTCGGCAAAAGCCGGATGTTTCCCCAACAGCGAGTGGTTTTCCTTGTAATAGTTCAACTCTTCCCATATCATCCGATTACCGATATAGCTATCAATCAGTTCACGACTGACAGTAGCGCATTCTTCCAAAGAGGTGCAATCGCGCAATTTCCGGTGTAACCGCACATAAGCATGATACTTGCTGAACTTACGCGAAACAAGCGCTTCCAGCTCCATGGGGCAGTCCGGTTCATTCAGGAACGGAAATTCTTCACGGAAAGAGAGCGGCTCTCTCCGTGAAGCACTTCCCGTAAGCTCCCTTCAATTCTCAAAATCGGAAGAAACCGGGAAACATTTATCAAGGAATTTTTCCAACCAAGAAGAATACCCCGAAACGGTATTGTTCATAAACACCTTACGGGATAAGATATCAACCACCTTATTCTCATCCGGACTCTGCGATACTACAGGCAGCAACACCTGGTCGGTTTTCCAATCAAGATACACCGGCTGTGTCGGATATGGATGGGAATTATAATAAACAGAAGTAAACAGGTAACCTCCCTTTTCCAATTCCGGGAACCGTTCAAACATCGCAGTCAACCGCTCTTTATCAAATAATACCGGAGTATGGGTCTCATAATTCAGGCATGGCAAACCGTTCTTTTCCAACAACATTGCGGTCTGTTTCATATTCTCCGCATAAAGTCCCTTGAATCTCATCGGAACAAGCTTGCCCGATACTTTAGGAAGTGCGATGTGTGGCAATGCAACCGGATTCATAACATAGATATCATCATTACTCCAGATGAAATATCCGGTCACTTCAGGAGAAGCTACAGCTATTCTCAATTTAGCGAGTGTATCAACCTGCGCATTATCGGATACACGCTGATGCTCGATAAAGGTAATTTCTTCGCTGAACCAAGCCTCACGGTCACCGATGACCACCACATTGATTCCGAAACGTACATTCTCCTGCCAGGAGCGTAAAGCATACAGCAGCTCTCTGCCCTGAGCAAATTCCCTGCAATAAGGAATAACAACCGTTATATGGTCCTGAGCCGTAGCATTCACTTTTTCCATTTCAGACAAAGTCTCCTGTTCCGGCGCTGCCATACCATCATTCACATCTGCATGGGTGGTATCCACCTTTGTTAACTCATCTTTTTCAGTTTTCTTTTTCGTTGCCATAATTTATTTTTTTAATTCGATACAAAAATATCCCCTATCAATATCCTATAAAAGGACAGAGAGGCGCATGCCAAGCAAACGCCTCTCCTATAACCAACCTTTAAACAAAACTACATTCCGTCTCCGTCAGACGACAATTCCGAAGCAGGCGGCAATCCTAAAACAGCGTTGATTTCCTCGCTGTCCGTTGCCGGAATAAGGCTCTTGGCTATATGACCGATAGTGCCACCGCGTAAAGAACTGGCCAGATTTATGGTATTCTTATCCCCTTCCTTGTTATCCTGAGAATCCGCCTTGGTCATCTTGAGCGGAGTACACGGTGTTCCGGCAATCTTCGCATCATCCCCCGAACACCCGAAAACAATCGCCCCCAGGTTCTCGTTGATGTTGTTGTTAACAAACTCATCATGTTCCAGCTCCGTACCCGGATGCTCATAATCCACGTGGTGAATGAATCCGCGCGCATCATCTTCCCCCTCACTGGTATGATAGATGTTTATTGTAGAATCCGTAGCATACACCGCTATCGGTTTTTTACCTTCCGCCATTTCAAAAGCGGTCACCTTCACGCCCTTTTCATCACGGGTGCAGGTCTTAACGTCCTCCCAACGGAAAAGCATGACATAGGACTTCTTCCCTTTCGGACGTCCGGCGTTCGATGTCTTTTTCGGTACTGATACCATTGTATAGTTTTCACTCATATATACCTCCTTTCATTTCAAATGCCATCATCAGAAGCCGAAGAAACAGAAGCCTCTTCTGCCGGCGGCAGATAAGCGAAAATAGCTTCAGCCAGCCAAAATCCGGTAGCCTCCCACCATTCCGCAAAAATCTTCACATCGTAATTCTCTCCCTGCATCCAAACTTTTGCGCTCTGAGGGTCCTTACTGCGCAGATGTTTGAAGTTCTCTTTCGGTGTGATGAAGAACACACCCGTACCTCGCATGCCTTCAAGCGGCACAAATGAGAACTTGGAAAAATCGACCTTGATTTTCTCACCGTCCTCATTCTTCAGCCAAGGATATTTTTTACGATATGCCTTACCATAACGTGTTACCAAGTCCGGGTCCGCATGGATAAACATGGATTTTTTCTTGTACAGAGGTTTCACTTCCTCAACCGCTTTCTCTATCTGGTCAACTAGTGTCGCATCCTCAAGCTTCTCACCATCGAGCAGCCAGGTTATCGCTTCATTATTCGCTTTCTTGAGTTTCTTCAATTGGGTGACATAACCGTCCATGACGTCATTAGCATCCGTAGCGGCATCACCGTCCTTTGTAGCCGAAGTTTCCTTAAACTCACCAACCGCCAATGCGATTTCGCGTTCCTCGTCCAGTTTTGGGAATATAAGCTGATACAAGATGTATTTCACTACCGGCATATCTTCCGGTTTCAAGTTCTCATCATACAGATAGCCGAGAATATCCTCCATGATGTCCGACGGCGTAATGGGAACGTTGATTTTACACTTGTAGTTCTTTATTGTCAGCGGAGTGAACTTAGACTTGCCTTTAGGCGTCCACTTCGGAACGAACTGCTGAAGCACTGAATCAATGGCAGCCTGCTGCGCACGTACTTCCGTCTTATCCGTTACCAATGTTGACATGTACTTCGTGGACTCCGTAGTACCCATCAGTCCTTTGAGTATCTCAATCCGTTCCGAAGATACATACTTCCCAAACTCCTTCTGGAGTTCAGTTGTCTCAATGGTCGAGTTACCACTGTATGCCGCACCTTTAAAGGCTGCGTCCAAATAGCGGTTATGCGCCAGACTCATGTCCGGTTTAAACTTATTACCCATCTCTGATTTACCCCCATCAACCTGCTGACCGGCATCCGGAACCGGTTCTTTTGTCATTTTTTCTATTTGCGCATCTTTTTGGGCAATCTCATCCTTCAGAGCTTTCACTTTATCATCTAGTTCTTTCAAGGATTTACGTGCCTGGGCAAGCGCTGTCGCGTTACTGTCGCGCTCCCGTTCCAATTCCGTTCTCACTTCATCGGTAACCGCTTCCTCTGCATTCCTACCTTCTTTCTCAAATTCGGCGAGATCCTTTTTAAAGGCTTCGACGAATACCGCCCCGTACTTCTGCTTCAACTGCTCTTCCTGCGTAGAAAGAAGGATTGATTTTCCTTTCTCGTCTTTCGCAAAGGCCGAGATGCCCAAAAAGCCAAGTACCACGCTCATTACTTTTCCAAACATACTTTCAGGATTTTGAGTTGATATAATTGTTAATTGTCATTTCCGCATTGATTTCCCGGCTACGCCGTACAGCATAATCCTGGTTACCGATACTATCTATAAGTCCAACTTTCAGCGCATCTTCCGCATAGAACATGCGTCCGCGAAGCAGTCCTTCAGTCTCCTGCTTCAAACATTCACCCCGGTTCTTCCTGACATTCGCCTGAAAATCCCTTGCCAACGGGTCCAGTTCTTCGTCACGGATGGAAGCGTAATCACCTTTCTTGGCCGCTTCAAACGGAGCATTCTTGTAATCGGAAAGATTGGAGTAAATAGTATGCACCTTAACACCGGCATTTTCATAATACTTAGCATAATCCGGAAAGCTCATCATCACACCGATACTGCCGAACTCGGCAGATATGGTATTCGAGGCAATAATCTCATCACAGTAGGAAGCAGCATAATAAGCAGCCGATGCACAAAGGTCACAATGTGCAACAACCGCTTTTCCTTTACTTTTTGCATAAAGAATGGCATCGACCAGCGGTGCAATGGCATCCACTGCACCGCCACCGGAATCGATGTCACACAAAACAGAAGAGATATTAGCCGAGTCAGCCGCGTCACGAATAAGGGCCGCATATTCCGTTGTCCCGTAACTGCAATACGTACCATACTTCAGCATAGTACCATGAACCGGAATGATAGCCGTACTACCTTGCGGAGCATCGCTGAAGCTATTGCCGAGTCTTGCGCTACGCCCATCTTTTGTCGCAATCATCAGCGGTATAGCTTCACGCTCAGACAACCGACCGGTATCCTGACTATCAAAGTCGCGTTCCAACAGTTTATCGACAACAAGCAGGTTGGATTCAACCTCCCGGAACGAAACGAACCATTTGCCCCGACAGACCGCACTATATAAATTTGAAAACGCCATTATATTTGTATCTACTAATAAACGATACAAAGGTACAACAGCGCCACCCGCTTAAAAGGACTTTAAATTTTTGGCAAACTCCGCACTATCACGTTTAAAAGAGAGGGTTAATTTCAAAGGAGAACCTGCATATTCCGTTGAGAACGACACCGGGAACTGGTCCGTACCTACCACCTTGCAGTCACCATTCGATAAATCGAGCAGCACCAGCCCTTCCTGCCGTACCAGCTCCTGTATTCTCCCCATATTGGCTTTTCCCGTATCCGTAACAACAGCCTTAAGCTCTTGTTTCACTACGCCTCCGGACGTATCGCAGCTCTCTTTAAACTCTCCGGAAGATATTCCGATAACTTCCCAGTCACCGCGGACCCTAATAAAATCCGCACCTGGAAAATTTCCAACCGAAGCATCCGCTATCGGAAGAAAACACATGCCGCATACCTGCGACCGTCTGTCATCCTGATTCATTTCAGTTAAAAGTTTAAGTGATATTCAATTGAAAATCCGTTTTTTACTTAAAGTTTAACAGATTAAATAATGTTAATCAAAAAGGGTCAGTTGTATGTCATGGTTCACTTCCTTGACAATCCGCCGGCGATTACGGTAATCATACTTCTTCACCGCATCATAATTCAATGCGTTGGCCTTGATATTATAGGCAGCCAGAAAGGCCTTGATAATCCTATCCTGCTTATACCCTTTCTCATAGCCTGAAACAAAGTACTCACGAATACGGATGCGGAACGATGCCTCGATATAGTCGCGAAGCATCTGCTGTTTCCACTCCGGAATATAAATAAAATTCTCTTTCAGGATAAAATGGTTCCATTCACGGATAGGAAGGCACAGCTTTATCGGATGGTCCTTAAGGGACTGCTGGGGCGGACGGTCACTGACTGTCACCATAGCCTGAATAAATTTGCCCAGGTCATTGGCCGATGTAACCTGTATATATTCGTCAGTTCCCCTCGTACACCCAAATTCATGGTAAAGGAAATCATGCAGATAAGGTTGCAGTTCAATCGTTACATAAGGTTTCATATCATAAATAGTTGGTTTCTATGCAAATATAGTCACTATATATAATATTGCCCGCTATTTTTCCGGCAAAATTCAACGCATAAAGTAATACATTTTTGCCCTCTACACCTTCTACAATTTCTACAATCTGCATAAACAAGTATATATCAACAATATAACGGTTTTATTATTGGGTAATAAGTGTAGAAAATCTGTCTATAAAGTGCCATTTTGTAGAAGAAATATAGAAAAACTGCATTTTGTAGAAAGTTGTAGAAATGTATAGAAGTCGTTTTTATATACTAATACATTGATTTATAACATTGTAGAAAGTGTAGAAAGTGTAGAAGTATTTTTTCCCTCAAAATAAAGCCTATATTCGAGTATAGAAAGTGCATAAAAAAGCCCCTACCTTCACAGGCAAGGGCCTCTCTCACAACTATGATAGACATTTTAAAACATATATGGAGAATTGCCGTTTTCTTTCGCTTTATAATGAGCATCACTTTCTTCTATCTCCGATACTCCCATGTCAATATTGAGATTGATGTTGTAGTTCTCCATCAACTCAGTATAGTCAAAACAAAGTGCTTGTTTCGTACTACTTGTTTTGCGATAGTACTTTTTACCGTCGACCTCTACTTCCTTAGTGACTTCAACCCCCTTTTGTATGTTCTTGAAACGGACTGAGTTCTGCACGCCCAAGTATTCCTTAGAGTTTTCGATGTAGAATTTCAGTGATTCAGTAGGTAACGCATTGTCACCTACCTGGCGGGCAAACTTCTTATACAACATAAAGATACGGTCGGTTTGCATTCGTAAAACAGGGCGCGGCTGTTTGAATACCAAATCTTTGACTTTATTAGTCTTTAGACCGGAGAGATAATCTATCCGAAAATCCGCCTCCAGGAATATCTCGCCATCTTGTTGCAAGTAACTGACCACATTCCAGAAATTAGCCAGTTCGTTATTGCTTTTACATTCACGGTTCTGCCGAATGATACCATCGACACAGATGCCCAACAGGTCCCGATACATGAATGGTACATCCAGTACAGCTTCAAGTGTGCGGAACGCAGCCAATGGTATCACCCAGTTTCGTTGTATGCGGTCTTCAATGGACTCGCCTTTCAAGCGGTCGTTTAAATCATCCATACACTGGCGATAATTAGTAGAGAAATCTGTCTCCATTTTTGCACGGTGACGCAGCAGCTGTAAAGTTAGATGTGAAAGTCCCAAATCCCGAATGCTTTTGCACTCGTCAAACGCTCTTTTTTCTGATGTTGAAAATTCTGTTTTTGTAAAAGTTAAGTATATAAGTCGGGAAAACAAGGCAATGTCTATTGTCGGCATTTCTTGCCCGGATAGAATCACACCGCAATCCACACAGGTAATTTCTCTTTTTTTATCTCTGTCCATGTTCATCCGGCTACGGCCGGTACCATCCCAAATCCCCTTCAGGAACTCCCGTTTGTCAAGGTCTATACTATTTTTGTACTCGTCAATGTGTACAAGAGAATTGGCGCATTGAGCCACCGCATCACCCAATGCAGCAATGGTGGCATTTTGGATATTGGGCGGTGTATTCTTGATGATGAAGAACGACATCAGGCTGTGACCGAGTTCCGACTTACCACTACCTTTCGGACCGAATAAGTTCAGAATGGGGAAACTTTTCGTCTGTCCAACGATTATATCCCGAAAGAGAGAAGCCAGCAGGAAGCAAATACCCACTTTAGCATTATCGCCAAATACCTGCACCAGTTTGTCGCTGTATTCCCTCAAGCTGACATTATTATAAGAAGTATACACAAACCGCCGTTCGAACTGGAATAATTTAATATCATCGCGATAAATGGTACTACATCCTGGCAGATAGAAATTACCTCCTTGCAGGCGTACAATACCGTATTCATCGGCGGTATGCCATTCAGTATCGAAACAGCCATTGCCATACGCAAAGAAACCTTGACGCTGCCACCCCAGTTGAGTAATTTCAAGAGCTGTTTCTGTTTGCTCGTAAAGGAACATCTTCAATTTAGTCAGTTCTTTCTCGGAAGCCAGCCAAATGTAATTACCCAACCCTTCTACCTTTTGTTTGAATTTGGAGAGTGAAACCAAGTCTTCTTGCTTCATCTCAATAATTTCTTCCTGCTTATTCTGGTTTTTGATACGATACAAACGTTTGGGGAGCAAGGAGTCTTTGATATGAAACATAGGCATCATAATAAAGTTACTCCACTGTACCGGCTTGCCTGTTTCACCAGCCAATGCAAAGTAAGCGTTGTACTCTTCATAGAAACCGTATTTACCCAACAGGTCACGGTCTATTTTCTTGCTCTCACTAATAACCTGCTTTGCCTTGTCCAGTTTCTTCGCGCGGTTAATGGCCGTCTGCCACAGTTTTTTATCTTCATAAAAAGATTGTAGCTGCTTGAGGTACATAGATTCTTTTACCTCGTCTTTGACCATCACAACCATTGCACTAATAGTATTGATGGCATCGCTCCGCTCTTCGGTAGTGTTTACATCCTGAAATATATGCTGGGCATACCAAGGAATAAAATCGACCTCCTTTAATTCCTGAAACTTCTGTATGCTTGTACAATAGGTATCCGGGTCATTCTTGCTCTGCGCTTCTCCCAGGGGCAACTCCTTGACCGATACACCCAGTCCGGATTTCATGGCCAGCAAACCGTTACGCATCGTATTGCGAATACCTGCACCTAATTTTTCTCCTTTCTCAAAATTAGGTGGGTCTGCATCAGGAAGAAAACAGACCTTGGTCGCATACTTCTTAAACTGTTCCATCTGACTTTCTGTCCATGCTCCGCCAAGCGGTGCCACAGCATTATTAACCCGAATCCGCTTCAGCTGCATCGCATCGGGAGCACCCTCTACCAAATAGAACTTATCGTCTTTGGCAGCCTGACGTATAGCCGTATCAATACCGAAAATAGAATCCTGTTTATGGTATATGTCACTTTCGTTGGAGTTTATATATTTAGCCGCCGATTTATCTCCGGAACAGTCACGAGCGGTGAAGCCTATTATCCTACGAAACTTGTCACGAATGGGAATCATTATGCGATTACGATAACCATCATAGATATTACCTCTCTCCCCGGTTTTCAACAACCCCATCTCTTTCATCAGTTCAATGGACAAGCTGGAAACCTGGGCAAATTTGAGTAAATCATCCCATTTTTCAAGAGCAAATCCTATGCCCATCTCTTCGGAGAATTCCATCCCCCAGCGGCTTTTGACATACTCAAACGCATTTTTATTAGCCTTGTCAAGCAGATTTTTACGAAAATGTTCGGCGCATCTTTGATTGATAACGAACATACTTTCTCGCTTCATCCGTGCTTGCTCTTGCTCTGGAGTCAGTGTTTCTTCCTCAATGGTGATACCGTAACGTTTTCCAAGTGCACGGACTGCCTCCGGAAAAGTCATGGTTTCGTGCTCCATGAGAAAACCTATAACGTTCCCACCCTTACTGCATCCAAAACAGTGCCAGATACCACGCGCCGGATTCACGACAAAGCTGGGTGTCTTTTCTTGATGGAACGGGCAACATGCCTGGTAGTTGATGCCTTTCTTTTTGAGTTCGACATATTCGCTTATCACGTCTACTATGTCGGCACGGTCGATGATTTGTTCTATTATCCTTTCGTCTATCATTGTTATATCTATTCGGCCCTATCTCCTGAGGATGACAGTGCCTTGTTCTTCTAAATAGTAGCTGTGTACTCCGTATAAGTCAAACTCGCACAAACACGAATACACACATTTCATGAAAAGGTCATAATTCTCCGGACTAACCTTTTCAAGCACCCGGAAAGATTCACCAGGCTGCATCCCATACAGCCTGATGAACACTTTATTATAGTATTCCGCCAATTTCTCCATCCCCATTGACTCGATATAAGACGGGATCCAAGATTGACTATTGTCTGGAAAATATTGAAATAAATCCATATTCTAAGCATTGAGCGGATACAAAGGAATTGTTTTGCAAAAGAGTTATCAAGGACGTTATTTATATGTTTTAAAACCTCTGCACAACATTTCGGCCATCATAATGTTGATTCCGTGATGCTCCTTGAGGTTTTCCGGATTTTTCCCGGTCAATGTCACACTCAAATTCTCCTTGCGGTAATCACGCTCCACATCAAAGTATAGTTCCTGTCCTCTGTCATCGTGGAAAGTTATCCGGCATCTTTCCACCAATCCACCCAGTTCTGAAGCGTCCATCCACAAGTCCGGCTTTTTATCCATCTTCAGATGGCAATATCTGTGTACTTTACCACTCTTACGAATCAGCTCCACTTCGACGATTGTCGCTATCTGATTTGTACGCAGGATGCGTACTTTCTGACCTTTTTTCATTGATATTTCCTTTTTATTCATTTCTATACAGTTTTATTTATTTTGTCATTTCATCTTTATACTGTTTATATTCAGCCCCAGCTATCTCCGTTTTTATGAAAATCCAAAATGGCTTTTTGTATCTCTTCATCATTTTTAGGCTCATGGGTATATCTCTCATGGCAATAACAGTATTTACTGCCATAAGAACAGGTATTATAAGTTCTATTCAATTCCTCTCCAACTCTCCAACGTGCATGAGGGTCAGGAATTCTTCCCTCTTGTAACCATTGCCAATGAGTTTTCATTTTCCCCCGGTATTCGGCATTCTGTTTTCTCTTCTCTTCCCGTTTCTTGGCTACATCCCGATATTCCTTCCTTTTGGCAGAGAGGATGGCTTTTGCTGCTTCCTTATCTTCATGTACTTCACAGTCTTTGAAATAGACAGCTTTGGCAGAGTAATAACAATTAGTCCATTGTTCTGTACCTTCCGCCCCCTCATTGGGTATAAAACCCTTTTTAGCCCATTGTAATGCCGTTAATATTTCCATTGTCCATTCCTTTTCATTTTCTCGGAAGTATAGACCGTTATCCATTTATTGGAATAACTGTAATAAAGCAATCCTAAACCCATCATTCCGCACATTTGTAAAACTGCATCTTCTACATGCTTTCTGCTAAACACTACTTCGGTTTGCAACTTCTGGACTTTAACATCCGGAAACTTCTTTTTGAATGTTGTTTTAGTAACCATAGAACATCAGCCTATTTTTGTAAATTCACGTATTTTACTTACTATGGCATAATAACCTAATACTTTCTTATAAGATATAATACAGACAATGCTGTCGCTATCATTCTCTACAAGAATGGTCCATTGTCCATCTTTTCCACTATTAAACACATCCAGCAGCACAGGGCGGCTACGAGGATATTTCTCATTCATTATTTTTATCTGGTGCTCGATGTCACATTTCAGTGCATCCAACGAACATTCATCAGCAATCAGATGCCGGTCGAACTGTCGTACAAATAGCTGTAATTCCCTTCCTTTCTTATTGACACTGGCATAAGTCTTAATATTATCTATAAAGAAGTACATGATTATCTATTTTAAGTTATAAGTTTTGTTTATCACCTCACAAAGAGTTTCATTCAAATCGAAATCATCCGGATAGTCTATCTGCACAGGCATCATCAGAGTGTCACTCTCAGATTCCCGGAACATGATTCCTTTCTGTACATGTAAGGGAAGCTTTTTATTTCTTATCTCCGCTTCCAATGCCTCGATGACTTCAACATTCAACTCACAATCCATAGTCATCATGGCCTACAAGATATTGCTCCATCAATTCCGGAATATCCTCTATCAATCGCTCAAATACTCCGTCAGAGGATTGAACACAAATTAAAATCAATGTACTGTAATCCTCGTCTATCAGCCGGACTTCATCTGCCTGCACATAACCTAATGTGTTGATGGCATCTACAAATGGCAGTTTCTGCTTCAAAGAAAATCCACAAGAGCAGATTATCTTTCCGGAAGCCGTCGGTTTATTCAGCCACATTCTGAATTTACCGTCCGGAGTGGAAATTGAGGCATAGCCTCTGTCTGTTTTTCCTGTTGTCATAATCTTCAGTTTTATTGGTTAATAAATGTGTCCCGTATAGGGGAATCGAACCCCAATCGCACCTATATGTCACATATTATCCGCTACCATTCGGACGTAGTACGGGATTTCGGCTGGGCTATCTTCACAGACTGCCAACAGCCTATTCATAGTAATGTTATCATGACAATAATCACACATGGCGCGCCTCACGGCGAACTTATTTCATTTGGTTCTGATGCCAGTAAGAAATCATCTCACCTACATTACGTACCTTAATTTTTGCTTTTATATTCTCCCTGTGACGATTCACCGTACAAGGAGAAATATGCAGTTCTGCAGCAATGTCATCCGTTTGGCAGTTGGAAGCAATCAAGCGGAATACATCCATTTCACGCTCAGTAAGCCGAGTATCAAGTTCCGGACGGCAAATCACATCCTCATCTTCACATTCACCTCGCAGCGGACATTTCACTTCCTCGAATACAAACTGACCGTCTTTATTTATATCGAGATTATATTGGTCATATTCCCCAAAATTGCAACGGATGAAACGATGAACCACCCGGAACTCATAATGCCACCTATTCATTGTGCTGGCAGAATAAATCTTCATCAACCGGGTATGAGCTTTCGGATATCGGTCCCTGATAACGGAAAGCATATACTCAAGGGTTGCCCTATCAGTATCCTTGAGTACAATTGCCGGTTGTCCAAATTCTTTCATCATGACATCTCCTTCAGGAGTGTTATAGAACTCGATATTAGTTATTGGATTCATTTTTAGAAGGGAAAAGTTCTTCTACACTCATGCCAAGATATTCGGCTATAATCTTTTGCTTAATGGGAGTTGGTGGATTAACCCCATTTATCCAACGATACACTGCTGCCGGAGTGGAACACGTGATTTCTGCCAACTTCTTGATAGTCTCTTGCTGCTGATTAGGCAAGCTTTTCATATAGTCTGTAAATACCATAATTGATAAATTATTAAATGTTTCTATTGATTTAATCTCCCGTTTAACTAACTTAGCTACGTGAATTTATTAACATGATGCAAATATATTAGAGTTTTTCTAAATATCAAAATTTATTATTAGATTTTTT